CATTTATCAGATTCCTTATAAGAATATGGTGAAGTATATGTTTCAGATGCCTTCCGATGTTGATTTTGAGATGCTCTATGGCAATCTTAAATCTCAGGAAACTATTAAGTTCTGGAGCACCTCATTCTTAAGAGGCACCACACTTGATAACTCGATTGTGATTGTAGATGAATTCCAAAATCTTTCAGGGCACGAACTGGATTCAATCATTACTCGTGTTGGCGAAAATTCTAAGATTATGTTTTGTGGAGATGCTACTCAGTCAGACCTACAGAAGACTAATGACCGTAATGGAATTGTTGATTTTATGAGAATTTTGAGAGCGATGCCTTCAGTTGATATTATTGAATTTGGTATTGAAGATATATGCAGATCAGGTCTTGTTAAAGAATATCTTATTGCTAAATCTGAAACTGGAGTTGAAGTATGATATATCGAAAAAATTAGACAAAGGGCATTAGAAAGAAGTTTAAAAAAACAAAATAATGTGTTATAATAAAGGAAGAGTGAGGTTTTAATGTTCAATCATGTTGATTTGACTCTCCCAAAACTTGAACGGGAGAATATAGATGGTGTTCGTTATTATAGAGTAGAAGATGGGGGCGAACTTTTGAAGTTGGTCTCCATCACTTCGGTGACTAGTCATTTCAATAAAGAAATTTTTGTGAAGTGGCGTAAGAAGGTTGGGGATGATGAGGCAGATCGTATCACCAAACTGGCAACAAGTCGTGGTACGGATATGCACACTCTTACTGAGTTTTTTCTAAAAAATCTTGATTTGCCTTCGGATACTCTTCCAATCTCAGAGTTTCTGTTTAATATTGCAAAATCAACTCTCAAGAATATAAATAATATATATTCTCTTGAAGGTTCCCTATATAGTAAGCAATTAGGTATTGCTGGTACAGTTGATTGTATTGCCGAATATAATGGTGAATTAGCAATCATCGACTTCAAGACTTCCAAAAAACCAAAACCACGCGAGTGGATTGATCATTATTTTGTTCAGTGCTGTGCTTATGCGGCCATGCTTTATGAACTGACTGAGATACCAGTCAAAAAATTTGTTATCATTATGTCATGTGAAAATGGAGAATGTGTAGTTTATGAAGAATACGACAAAGCAAAGTACCTTAAATTGCTCGTCCAATATATTAGAAAATTTGTTGGAGATAAACTTGAGCATTATGGAACCAAATAAAGAATTAGAACAAGCAATAGAGGATAAGTTTCTGACTCCCTCCAAGTTTTCTCTGGAAGTGGAAAAAATTGTTGCAGAAGAAAATATGAACTATATTGATGCCATTTGTCATTATTGTGAGATCAATAAGATTGAGGTAGATTCAATTACAAAACTTGTATCAAAACCCCTCAAAGAAAGATTGAAGTATGATGCTATCAATCTAAACTTTATGAAAAAAACTTCGAGAGCAAAATTGCCACTATGAGTCCTTTTGAGACATATCAACATTATTTGTCACTCAAAAGTCATTTCACGAATCCAAAATATGATTTCTTTAAGTATGGTGGAAAGTCCAGAGCAACTCTGACTTCTTTTAACAAACGCAAAGATAAATATTTTTTCGAGAAATCTTCAAGGAAATATTCCGATAAGGAAATTGTAGATTTTCTTGTATCAAGCTTTGTTGCCACAGACAACCCACAAAACATATGGATTGGAGAAATTATAAATTCTGGCGAAAGAACATACGTTGAGTGGATGAAACGACAGCAGAGTTTGACCTACTTGTTCAAAGAACAATCGGAACAATTACTCTCGGAAACAAAATTAGAAGATGCTTTCAACTGCTCGAAAGGTCATCCACCAATTCTAAAAAAGTTCCTGGGTGGGAAGATTTCCCCTGAAGTTCTGGTGATTTATGATATAATCTTTATGTTCGGGAATGTCTTTGATAAGAAACTACTGGACCCAGTTTGGGAAACCGTAGGTTTAAAAATCAAAAAATACAAACCATTTCTAAATATCGATATATTCCATTATAAAAAACTTTTACGGGAAATAGTCAATGAGTAAATTCTTTGATTCTGAATTAATTCAGGATGAACTTGAAGAAATCAATGATCTTCAAAAATCCATTTATGGAAGTATTTTGTCGTTTGGTACTATGACTCGTGAAGATAAACTGGAACATATTGAAAAACTTACACAGTTGCTAGAAAAGCAACGTATCATGTATACAAGACTTTCTCTTTCAAATGACCCACAAGCGGTTGAAATGAAAGAAAATCTTCGCAAATCTGTGTCTCTGATGGGATTTCCTCCCGATACAGATATGAATTTGCTTTTTAATAGTATGAATAAAACAATAGAATCTCTCAAAAAGTTCATTGACAAGTAATACTATTTTTGTTATAATATCTAAGTAAACACAACAAATCCAATTTACACAACTAATCCAAAATGAGCTTCTCAGATTTAAAAAAACAATCCAAACTTGGTTCCCTGACTGCTAAACTTGTAAAAGAAGTTGAGAAGATGAATTCTTCTGGTAGTGGGGCAGATGATCGTGTATGGAAATTAAGCGTGGACAAAAGTGGTAACGGATACGCAGTAATTCGTTTCCTTCCTGCTCCAGAAGGTGAAGATCTACCTTTTGTTAAACTCTACAGCCATGCATTTCAAGGTCCTGGAGGATGGTATATAGAATCAAGTTTAACTACACTGAATCAGAAGGATCCAGTTTCGGAAATGAATTCTGAACTATGGAATAATGGTACAGATGCTGGTAAGGAAATTGCCCGTAAGCAGAAGCGTAAGCTAACTTATGTTGCTAACATCTACGTGGTCAAAGATCCTGCTAATCCTGATAATGAATCTAAGGTTTTTCTTTATAAGTTTGGTAAGAAAATCTTTGATAAAATCACGGCAGCGATGCAACCAGAGTTTGAGGATGAGACTCCTATCGATCCGTTTGACTTCTGGCAGGGTGCTAACTTCAAACTGAAGGCAAAGAACGTTGCCGGGTATCGTAACTATGATTCTTCAGAGTTTTCCTCACAGGGATCTTTGTTGGATGATGATGATGCAATGGAAGCAATCTGGAAGAAGCAATATTCTCTTGCCGAACTTGTTGCCTCTGATCAGTTTAAGTCTTATGATGAACTGAAGAAGCGTCTTGATTATGTTCTTGGTAACAAGAGTACTCGTCGTCAAGACTCTGAGGTTGCTGATGAAGAGGAAACTTCACGAGGTTCGGAAAGTGATCTTGAAGAAGATCTTCGTACCCAGTTGAAGAATCTTGCTCCCACCAAGTCTTCTTCTTATGATGAAGAAGATGATGATACTCTAAGTTACTTCGCAAAGTTGGCAGAATAATGAAAATTGGGAGGGAAACCTCCCTTTTTTATGGCATTGTGACTCTAGTATTTTCGGTACGAATTAAAGTTTTATTGACATATTGTGAAGATTTGTCATAATACATAATTCTTCTCATATCATTCAGATACTGTTGGAGATATGCCTTTTTTAAGATATAAATTGACCTTTTCTTATTATTTTTAATTACCTCATATTCATAATTACTGATACCAGTAACAGGATTTAATGTTGCCCTATAATCATCCGGATTTCGAATTGAAAAATTGGAATCAACAACATTACCTGCAGGAAGAATCAGACGACCTCTGGAGTCCCTAACTTCTTTAGTCTCATAATGATGATTAGAATTTAAATTTTCCTTATAAAGTTCTTCTGCATATTGGTAAATATCTCTATCCGATAGAGGCCATTCATTTCTTACATTTACAATTCCTGCAGTTAAAATTACGACCCAATCCAAATCTGCTTTACCATATAATTCTTCTGCCACAGTATCTGGACGAGCACCATCAGTAATTTGATATTTGTCAAAAAGAGTAACTACATTGTGCAAATCGTCACGAAGTTTGACTCTACGAAACAAATTCTTGGCACGAACATAAGCATCAGAAGAATTTCTGTCTACAAAAGGTGATTGATATTCTAAGTCTGGTAGTTCTCTGAAGTATCCCATTAGTATCCTACTCCAACATCATTTGAATCATCATAATCACTAAAGTAAATTGGATTCAATTCTTGAAATGCCAGTGTAAGTTTCATATGAACTGGTGTTGCATCTTCATAAGTTGCATAAGTACCAGATGC